GCGTCTGTCGAAATGGTGGACAAGCAAGGCGACCTGATAACCAAGGGAGCACTACGAGAGGCATTCAAGAAATTCATGGGCTCCCCCGGTTTCAGGAACGTGCAACTGGCACATTCAAACATCCAAGTTGGGGAGGTAATCACAGACTACACTGACTCCAGTGGGAGAATATGGAAGTCAGAGGTCGATGACACGGGCATGTTCGTAGTCATACAACTTCGTGATGATATCGAAAAGGCACGGGAAGTGGCTGCTGAAATACGAAAGGGGAAACTGAAGTCTTTCTCCATAGGCGGTCAGGCTTTCGAGCGTGTCAACAAGAGTAACTCCGAGAGAGGAGATTACAGAGAAATACGCAGGATGGAACTGCATGAAGTTACCATCTGCGAGAAGGGCATCAACCCAGAGGCCCAATTCCGAATCCTCAAAGAGGACAAAGACAAAAAATTAGAAAAAGGTGAAAAAATGACAGATGCAATGACAGAACTACAGGATGTCTTGGAGAGGTTATCCAAGAGGTTAGACGATGTTGACGAAACAGAGGCTACCCTGAAGGCTGCAGAAGAGAAGGCTGAGAAGGCTTCGGAAGATGCGGACAAGGAAGACAAGGAAAAGGCTGCTGTAGCAAAAGATAATGAAGACGAAAAATCTGAGGATTCGGAGAAAACCGAAAAGATGGATGATGTGATAACCACGGAGTACCTCCAGTGGCTAGAGTCGACTGTGAAGTCCGCGGGTTACGACCCAGTGGCTGCAAGGTCCTCTCTGGAGACAATAGAGGGTGTCGAGAAGGCATACCTGCAGGAGGGCGCACACGGCTACGACCACAGAGGTCAAGGCAGCATCGAGGGTGCTGGAGAGGATGACTCTTCCAAGAGACCCAAGATGAACATGGGTGCAGCACCAAGTGGGAACAAGACGGTCATCAAGACCGACGAGTTCATCAGCCGCGACATGGTTACCCAGTCCCAGATAGAGGAGGCTTACTCAGTCTACAAGGCCGCTGCTCTAGAGCAGCAGTTCAAGACAGACTTGGGTAACGAGTTCTCCATGAGACTACAGAAGGAAATCAATGCAGAGGAAAACGAGACCAAGAGGTCCACATTCGATGCACGAGCACCTCTGGAGGACCTGCAGAAGGCAGTTCTCGCACTAAGCGACAGGATTGAGAACATATCCACAGAGCCAAGCGAGACCTTTGCCAAATCGGCAAGTTCTTCAACGGTGACCATCCCCGAGACTACTGAGATGGCCGCACTATCATGGGACGATGTCCACAGATTGGCGCACTCAGCACTACGAGGTGAGAACTGATGGCACGTAATTATGTACGAACAATACAGGACATGGAGCGATACTACTACGGTGGTACCGCACTGACTGGCTACACATACAGCAGTGGAGATATACTCAAGGCGGACGCACCGCTCATGAGCACCACGGCTGGTACCTATCAGGCAATCTATGGCAGGAAGGTTTGGTCACAACTGAACCAAGAGTTCAACGCGTTCTCGATTCTGCCAAAGAAGCCATGGGAGCGCAGTGGATGGAGAATCATCACCGCCAAGCCGTCATTCACGGTTGGTGGTGGACTGGCTGAGAACGCCACCCTCCCTGACACGACCAAGCCTGACTTCCTACACGTGGCTGCAAAGCCAAAGACCATTGGGCACGCTTTCGACCTAAGCGAAGTTAGCATGTTCCTTTCCGACAAGGATGACGGTCTAGGCGACGTACGCCAAGTGCTGAAGGAAGAGATGGGGAAGCACCACGCTGACCACATCAACAGGATGCTGCTAGTGGATGTCGAGACCCCCGCGGGTAACGACCTCGAGTCACTGGACCGAATAACCTCGGACCCAGATGACATGACAACCAGCACAGGTCACGTGAGCGCAACCACAGACCACGACCTGTACTCCATCACTCGTGATGGGAGTTCAGACTTCCACAGCGCTGAAGTGGATGTCTCGTCTGCTGCTAACACGAACAGGAACCTAAGCCTGAATCAACTGGACGGACTGTTCCAGAAGATTTGGGCCCGTGGTGGTAACCCCAAGGTCATGCTGACTGGGTACGACACCCTAATGCGTGTACAGCAACTATTGCAGAGCCAGCAGAGGTTCATGGAGTCGAAGAGGGTCACCCCCACCTACAACGGTGTGAAGGGTGTTCCCGGTATCGAGGCCGGATTCATTGTGGCTACCTACAACGGTGTCCCACTGATTCCTTCCAAGGACGTAGTGACTGACACGAGCGGAATCTCGAGGATTTACTACTTCGACACAGACTACCTGTGGTTCCAGACTGCTATACCGACCCAGTACTTCGAGTCGGGTATCGAGACCGGCGACCCGTTCGCCATCAACAGACTAGGCCAAGAGGGGCTCTACCGAACCATGGGTGAGGTATGGGATTCTTTCTTCGGTGCAGGAGGTTCAATCCGTGACCTCCAGTGAGGTTTTCGGAGAGATAACAGAGGTGATATGATATGGCCGCAACTACACACAGAGGAATAACCTATACAACGAGCGCGTCTGCTACAATAGCAGTAGACCTAGACCTCCCGCTACAAGCGGGAGTGGACCAAGATGACACCACATGGATTTCGGCTTACCCCGGAGCATTGACTGACTTCGCTGCCCGCCAGACTGACGGGACCAACAGGATGCAGCCAAGGCTGGTATGCCTGACACTAGGTGCGTTGGCAGAAGCAGAAACCGTTACACTAAGCGGTGGAGCAAATGTCATCCTATCGTGCCTTGCTCACAGCAAGGATGCAACAGCGAACCTCGCTGTCAGTTTCAGCGGACTGGTATTGACCGCGGACTGTGAGGCGACTGCTGACGGAACTACAGACGATACTGCGAATGCGACTATGTGGCTACTAGTGGCCTGATTGAGGTGACCTGAATGCCAACACTGCTTTGGAGAGGCCCGAAAAGGGCTGTCCGTACTAAGTACGGTTACTACGACAGACACACACCAGTGTATGTCGACCAGACATGGTTGGATGAGCGACGCGGAGCCTTTTCAGGCGAGCATTGGAAGATTGATGACGACTACCCCGGCGTTCTCTTTGTCCAAGACGATGGTGACGGCCTACCAGACGAAGACTGGTTGAAGGCTGACATCAAACTCTGGCTAGAGGGCAATGGGGTGGAAGTCTCATCTCTTCGTACTACGAAGAGGACGATGCTCACCATGGTTGAGGAGGTCCTAGCGGGCGAGGTTACTACTGAGGAGGAATAAGTATGGCAATTAGTTTTGACGACAGACCTATCACAATAGGCAGCATACTGCTACTGACCGGAACATGGGCTAATGGTGACACATCAATAGATGCCTCGGACTACTTGTCTGAGATACTACACTTCGATGTGACTGCCAACAGTGCCACTGAACAGGCGAACCCGACTGGCTACGTGACGACCACGTGCCATTTCACGGAGAACGCGTCTGTTGGTGGCAGGTTCATTATACTGGGCCGACGATGATTGGGGGTAAAGCCCCATGACGGACACTAAGATTTTCCAGTTCACGCCTGAAGAGGCGGTAGAGACTGGCGCTTCTGTTGCCGGTGGCATACAGAAGGTCTTGGATGACTATACCAACGGTAAGACAGTAGAGGGAGTTACCAGTTACATCATGCTGGGAAATCTCTATGTGGTAGTTGTCACCGCTTGAGGTGACGGCTATGGATGCTGAGGACCTTCGACGCTTGTCCAAACAAGGGTGGAATTACGCAACCGGCGAGAGCGTTCATGTACATGCAGGGTCACATGAGCGCCTCGCTGGCCAAATAAGTGAGCAGAACCTACGCTCACGAAGCATACGAGATGTCATTGACATAGGGAGTGGCACTCGTTGCAAACACTGCGGGATGCTCCATTTCTGCTACTTGGAGCGCTGTGGTGCTTGCAGCAAACCAATGGAATACAATTTAGGCAGAGTGGATGAGAAGGTATGACCGAAGTGCAGTTAGACCCCTTAGAACTCTCTTTCGATGTCATGAAAGCAGG